AGGCCGCAGCGCTTGCCCGTCGACAGGATGAACTGGCGGCATCATTTTTCCGCCAGATTGACGGCGTTCGCCAGCTCAATGGTGAGACACAGTCGCTTGCGAACGTGCAGGCGCGCTTTCGCGCAGCGAGGGCACAGGGCAACATAACCCAGCAGGATTATCTCGCCCTTATTTCCCGCACCACGGCCCGGCAAAAAGAACTGCAGATCGTGGAGGAAAAATCGGCCGCAGCGCGCACGCGATTCCTCAGCCAGCTGAAGCAACAGGTTGCAGAGCAAAAGCTCTCCGGTACCGAGCTGCTGCGCATGAAGGCGGCGCAGGTCGGTGCCAGCGATGCGGCTGAGGTCTATATCCGCAAGCTTGAAGCTGCCAAAGTGGCCACGCACGGTCTGGGGCTGCAAAGTGCTGCTGCCCGGCAGGAACTGGGGGTACTTATCGGCGAGGTCATGCGCGGTAACTTCGGTGCGCTGCGCGGCTCCGGGATCACGCTGGCGAACCGGGCAGGATGGATAGACCAGCTGCTGTCGCTGCGCGGCCTGGGGATCGCCGGCTTGGTTGGTGGGATTGCCGCGGCGGTATTCGGGCTGGGTAAGGCCTGGTATGACGGCAGCAAAGAGTCTGAGGAATTTAACAGGCAGCTGATCCTGACCGGGAACTACGCGGGGAAAACGTCAGGGCAGCTTCAGGCGCTGGCGCGCTCGCTGGCCGGTAATGGCATCACGCAGCATGCCGCTGCAGGCGTGCTGGCACAGGTCGTTGGCAGCGGCGCGTTCAGCGGGAATGACGTCAGCATGGTCAGCAATGTTGCCGCCAGGCTGCAGCAGGCTACCGGGCAGGCCGTTGACGAAACCATAAATCAGTTTAAACGCCTGAGGGATGATCCGGTTAACGCGGTCGCGACGCTCAACGATTCCCTTCATTTCCTGACAGCCACCCAGTATGAGCAGATTGCTTCTGCTCAGGCGCTGGGGGATTCGCAGAAAGCTGCCGAGCTGGCCATGCGGGCATATTCCGACGCGGTCATTCAGCGCGCCGGGGCGGTCGAGGATAATCTTGGCTCCCTCGAAAAAGCCTGGAATTGGGTGAAGAATGCCGCCTCCGGCGCATGGGATGCGATGCTTGGCATAGGGCGTAATCCTGACTCCGCGATGAAGCGCCAGGACTCTTTTGCTGAATGGCAGGCAGCAGAGAAAGAGTACCGCGCGCTGTCCAGCAATCTTAAAGTCGACCCGGATTATGCCGGTAACAACGTTCTGCAGAAAGCGGATGCGGAAAGGCTGAGAAACGCGCGCCAGCAGGTGGAGCTGAAAAAGCAGGCTTACGATCTTGCCGATCAGCAATACGCCCAGGAAGGGCTGGCAGCCGCGCGGGAAAAAATGCGGACGGACCAGCAGGCTCAGGCAATCCGCAACCAGCAGCAGTTTAACCAGCTGGTGGAGTCCGGCGCGACGGCGGCAGAAAAGCGGGCTTCAGCAGAGAAAAAGCTCAGTCAGCTTATTGAGAAAAACCGCCAGGATGCGAAAGACGGTGTCGCCACGCTGTGGACTGAAAAAGACATTGCCGCGGCCCGCGCCGGGATTGAAAAGCAGTTTAAGGACGTCATAACGCCGAAAGGCAAAAGCTACTCAACGCCCGCCGGAGACAAGGCCGAGGAAAAGGCCCAGGCCGAACTCCTCACCCTTCAGGCCCAGCTTAAAACGCTCGAGCAGCATACCAGCGTAAACGACGTCATAAGCAAACAGCGTCAGGACCTCTGGCAAACTGAAAATCAGTTCACCGTTCTGCAGGAGGCCGCGGGGCGTCGTCAGCTTACGGCGCAGGAAAAATCCCTGCTGGCGCACAAGGAAGAAACGCTCGAGTACAAGCGGCAGCTGGCCGACCTGGGCGATAAGGTTGCCAGCCAGCAAAAGCTCAACCAGCTGGCCGATCAGGCCGTGAAGTTTGAGCAGCAGCAAAAAGCCGCCAGGGCGGGCCTGCAGGCTCAGTCTGAGGGGGTATCCACCCGGGAAGCCGGGCGACAAACTACGCTGCAGCGACTCAGCGAAAGCTATTCGTACAACCCTCAGGCGCAGCAAAAGGTTCTGGAAGAGCAAAGGGCTACGTTCGAGGCTGAAGATGCCCTGCGCGCAAACTGGCTGGCCGGTGCTAAACAGGGCTGGGCTGAATATCAGGATTCAGCGACAAACGTTTTCAGCTCTGTTCAGCAGATTTCGCAGGCCACATTCACCGGGCTGGCGGGCCAGCTCACCAGCCTTGTGACAACCGGCAAAGCCAGCTTCAGGGACTTCACCACCTCGGTCCTCAAAATGATAGTAAACGTTATTAACCAGCTTCTGGTGGCTTACGCAATCCAGAGTGCAATGGGCTGGATAAGTAGCGGAACTAATACGGCCTCTGCAGGCCAGTCATTCGCGGTACCGTCTTTCCGGCCCACGGGCTTTGACGCAGGCGGCTTTACCGGGCACGGCGGCAAGTACGAGCCAGCCGGTATCGTTCATCGCGGGGAGTTCGTCTTCACCAAAGAGTCAACCAGCCGCATCGGCGTGGCCAATCTTTATCGGCTGATGCGCGGGTATGCATCCGGTGGTCTGGTCGGCGGGGGGAGCGCAGCAGCTTCTGGTATCGGTGGGATTAACATTTACGCACCCGTTTCAGTGACTACAGCGCAGTCTAACGATACGAAGCAGCAAAAGACTGGTGATGGTGCAATTGCTCAGGCTTATCAGAAAGTGGTTGATCGTTCAGTCCGCGAAGGCATCGCGCGCGAAACAAGGCCTGGGGGAATCATCTGGAATGCCACTAAACAGAGGTAAATGATGGCCATAGAGCATTTTGCATGGAAGATTCAGGCAGCAAGCCAGCCCACTCTGAGCAGCAAAGATACAGTCAGAACGGCGCAGTTCGGTGATGGGTACAAGCAGGTAAGTGGTTCTGGCCTGAACGATGAGGTTCTAAATTATGCCTTTTCATTTACTGGCGATCCGGTAATTGCCAGAGAGATTCATTCATTTCTGCGGAGGCATAAAACCAAGTCTTTCACATTCACTCCACCTGGTGGTGATTTAGCCCTCTGGCGTGTTGAGGCTGACAGCCTTCAGCGAGTCACCCTGAATAAAAAAGTGGAAACCGTAACCGCAACGTTTGAACAGGCATTTACACCATGAGCCTTAATGCTGATTATCAAAAACTCGAGCCGGGCAATGAAGTCCGGCTTTTTTCTGTCGATGGTACGGCCTTCGGCATGTCAGATGTGCTTTTCTTCCATGCGCATAATATCGCGCATACACCAGAAGAGATTGATGCTGCTGGTGGGGATGAAAGTAAACTGCCTGCGAAATCCATCTGGTGGCAGGGGCAGGAATATAAAGCCTGGCCCTGCCAGATTGAGGGGATTGAGGTTTCCACCAGTGGGAGCAGCGCGCAGCCTAAATTATCGGTTGCTAACCTCGACAGCTCTGTCACTGCGCTCTGTCTTGCCTATGATGATCTGCTGCAGGCAAAGGTCACGATCCATGATACGTTGGCCAGCTACCTTGATGCCCGAAATTTTCCAGGCGGGAACCCCACGGCAGACCCTACTCAGGAAAAGGTGAAAGTATTTTACATCGATGCCAAAAGCGCAGAGACAAACGAGGCCGTGGAATTCACACTTTCAAGTCCTATGGACCTGCAGGGACTGATGATTCCGACGCGTCAGCTGCATTCGCTCTGTACCTGGTGCATCCGGAACAAGTATCGCACCGGCGACGGCTGCGACTATGCCGGGACCAACTATTTCGACAAAAACAATAACCCGGTCAGCGATCCGTCCCTGGATGAATGCAGCGGCACTCTGACGGCCTGCAAACTTCGGTTCGGCGAAAATAACGAACTCTCGTTTGGTGGCTTCCCGGGGACGTCTTTGATCAGGAGCTGATATGCGTCAGAAAACCATTGATGCCATTATGGCGCATGCTGCAGCTGAATATCCTCTTGAGTGCTGTGGCGTCGTGGCGCAGAAAAGCCGCGTTGAACGTTATTTTCCGTGCCGTAATCTTGCAGCGGCGCCAGAGGACAATTTTGTCCTTTGTCCGGAAGATTACGCAGCAGCTGAAGACTGGGGAACTGTGATCGCCATCGCTCACAGTCATCCTGATGCCACGACGCAACCTAGCGAACTGGATAAAGCGCAATGCGATGCAACGCTTTTACCCTGGCACATCGTGAGCTGGCCGGAGGGTGATTTACGTACCATCCAGCCGCGCGGAGAACTGCCGCTGCTGGAGCGTCCGTTTGTGCTTGGTCACTTTGACTGCTGGGGGCTGGTCATGAGCTATTTCCGGCAAACCCACGGTATCGAACTACACGACTATCGGGTTGACTATCCCTGGTGGGAAAAGGGCTATTCGGACAACTTCTATCAGGATTGCTGGTACGAGTGCGGTTTCAGAGAGTTCGACGGACCACCGAGGCCAGGCGATATGGTGATCATGCAGGTCCAGGCCGATAAGTGGAATCACGCGGGAATTTTGCTGGAGGGCAATATGCTGTTGCATCACCTGTACGGACACATAAGCCAGCGTGTGCCGTACGGCGGTTACTGGCAGGAACGAACAGTTAAGTTATTGCGCTATAAAGATTTATTTGTTTATTAAATTATGTCATCAAAAATAATTCTTATATTGCAGCCAGATTGAATGGTGTTAAGATATTTCCGATTGTAATTAAGGGAAATATATGATGAAGAGAATAGTCCTGATAGTTTTAACTACCATGATTTTATCTGGTTGCGCGGTTCGAAAGGAAATGGTCCCTATGGGGGGAAGCAAGGCCGATGGTACTGTGAGAATGGGTTATACAGTCGGTCAATTTGAAAAGCCTGTTGTTGACCTTAATCAAGCCGCATCTTTAGCCGCCCAAAAATGTAAAACGTGGGGATATGAAGGTGCAGAACCTTTTGGCGGACAAACTAGCCAGTGTGGACAGATGGATGGTTTTGGGAGTTGTATTATGTCCAACGTATCTGTCGAATATCAGTGTACCGGCGGTAAAGCTGCACAAAATTGATATTTAAACCGCTTCGGCGGTTTTTTTTATGTGTGGAAATTGTATGAAAGAGGTTATGAGTCGAATTGAACTTGGCGGAGTTCTTGGTAAAACGTTTGGAAAAGTTCACCATCGCCTGATTTCCCGTGTGAGCGAGGCCGGTGTCGCACTCGCGAAGACCATTCCTGGATTTGAGCAGTTTATGATTTCCAGCCAGCGTCGCGGGCTCACATACTCTGTGTTTAAGGGTAAAAGAAACATTGGTGAGGATGATCTTGGCTTTCCGGTTACCGGTGACGTTATCCGTATTGTTCCAGTTATTATAGGCAGTAAAAAAGCAGGGGTATTACAAACAATCCTTGGTGCAGTGCTGGTTGTTGTCGGGGTGGCTGTTGGCTATTTTTCAGCAGGTACGTTATCTGCAGCCGGGTATGGTGTCGCACAATTTGGTGCGGCGATGATGGTCGGCGGGGTTGTGCAAATGCTTTCTCCTCAGCCAACGGGATTGGCCAGCAAACAAAGTTCGGATAATCGCGCCTCATACGCATTTGGTGGCGTGACAAACACTGCAGCTCAGGGCTACCCGGTACCGCTACTTTATGGTCGCCGGCGAATCGGCGGAGCGATTATTTCAGCCGGAATTTATGTCGAAGATCAGCAGTAGATAACAAACCTTTTTTCAGGCCACCTTCGGGTGGCTTTTTTATGGGCGCAATATGGCTACAGAAAAAGTGTTAAAGGGCCGCAAGGGCGGCAGCTCCAGTTCCCGCACTCCTACCGAACAGCCAGATGATCTTCAATCTGTTGCGAAGGCTAAAATCCTCGTTGCGCTTGGGGAAGGGGAGTTTGCAGGGCTGCTAACCGGCAAAGATATCTACCTGGACGGAACGGCGCTGGAGAACTCCGACGGCTCACAAAACTTCAGCGGCGTGACGTGGGAGTTTCGCGCGGGAACGCAGGCGCAAAATTACATTCAGGGCATTCCCGGTACCGAAAACGAAATCAGCGTGGGTACTGAAATTTCCAGTGTTACAGCATGGACACGCACTTTCACTAACACCAAGCTCTCGGCAGTACGCCTGCGTCTGAAATGGCCGTCTCTGTTTAAACAGGAAGATGACGGGGATTTGGTCGGCTATTCGATCAACTATGCGATTGACCTACAGACTGACGGCGGAACATGGCTGACGGTACTCAATACCAGCGTGACCGGGAAAACAACCTCTGGTTACGAGCGTAGCCACCGAATTGATTTACCTCAGGCTGGCAGTACCTGGACCATCAGACTGCGTAAAATTACAGCCGACGCTAACAGCGCGAAGATTGGCGACACGATGACACTGCAGAGCTTCACTGAGGTGATCGACGCCAAGTTGCGCTATCCGAACACCGCGCTGCTGTACATTGAATTCGACTCCAGCCAGTTTAACGGCTCAATCCCGCAGATCTCCTGTGAACCCCGCGGACGTGTTATCCGTGTTCCTGATACTTATGACCCTGAAACCCGAACCTATAGCGGTACATGGACCGGGGCGTTTAAATGGGCATGGACGGATAACCCGGCGTGGATTTTTTACGATCTGGTGGTTACCGATCGTTTCGGCCTTGGTAACCGGCTTACTGCGGCTAACATCGATAAATGGACGTTGTATCAGGTGGCTCAGTATTGCGATCAGCAGGTACCGGACGGCAAAGGCGGAAGCGGTACCGAACCACGGTATACCTGCAACGTCTATATCCAGGACCGTAACGACGCTTACACTGTGTTGCGTGATTTTGCCGCTATCTTCCGCGGCATGACTTACTGGGGCGGGGATCAGATCGTTGCCCTGGCTGACATGCCACGTGATGTTGATTACAGCTATACGCGCGCGAACGTTATTGACGGTCGCTTCACCTATTCGAGCAGCACCACGAAAACCAGATACACCACAGCGCTGGTATCCTGGTCCGATCCGGATAACGCCTACGCTGACGCGATGGAGCCCGTATTTGAGCAGGCGCTGGTGGCACGTTACGGCTTTAATCAACTGGAGATGACGGCTATCGGATGCACCCGGCAATCAGAAGCAAACCGAAAAGGCCGCTGGGGTATCCTCACCAACAATAAAGACCGTGTTGTTTCGTTCGATGTCGGCCTGGATGGAAACATACCACAGCCGGGCTACATCATCGCCGTGGCAGACGAACTGCTTTCCGGAAAGGTTATGGGCGGTCGCATCAGCGCCGTTAACGGTCGCGTTATCAAACTTGACCGCGTGGCAGATGCGGCAGCAGGTGATCGCCTAATTCTCAACCTACCTTCCGGAGCGTCGCAGAGCAGGACCATTCAGGCCGTGAACGGTGAATCAGTCGCAGTCACCACGGCATACAGTGAGACGCCACAGGCCGAAGCTGTTTGGGTGGTGGAATCTGACGAGCTTTACGCTCAGCAGTACCGCGTTGTCAGCGTAAGCGATAACGATAATGGCACCTTCTCGATCACCGCTGCATGGCACGATCCGGATAAATATGCCCGTATCGATACTGGCGCAATTATCGACCAGCGGCCAATAAGTGTAATACCTCCTAGTAATCAGTCACCGCCAGCTAACATCGTGATCAGCTCGTTTTCTGTGGTTCAGCAGAATATCAGCGTCGAAACGATGCGCGTCAGCTGGGACCAGGCGCAGAACGCTATCGCCTATGAGGGGCAGTGGCGCCGCAATGACGGAAACTGGGTGAACATGCCGCGCAGCTCCACCACGTCATTTGACGTCCCGGGGATTTATTCCGGGCGCTACCTGGTGCGCGTGCGCGCAATTAATGCCGCTGAAATTTCCTCAGGATGGGGATATTCAGAAGAGAAGACCCTGACCGGCAAAGTAGGTAATCCGCCTAAGCCAGTAGGATTCACGGCCACGGGCATTAACTGGGGGATCCGTCTGAACTGGGGTTTTCCGGCAAACACCGGCGATACGCTAAAAACGGAAATTCAGTATACTGCCAACAGTGACTTTTCAGATCCACTCTTGCTCTCAGATGTGCCTTATCCATCTGCGGAATACACCCAGCTCGGCCTTAAAGCAGGGCAGGAATTCTGGTACCGCGCGCAACTGGTAGACAGAACGGGTAACGAGTCCGGTTATACCGACTGGATCAGGGGGATGTCTAACGATAACGCCGATGATTATCTGGGTGATATTGCAGACGATTTCCTTACCTCTGCTGATGGGGAGCGCCTCACTGGTGACATCGATACCAACATTGAAGGAATTCTTCAGAACGCCCTCGCGAACCACGGAACAGTCGAGCATCAGTGGGCACAATACGGGGAAGTGCGTGCCGATATCCTTGTTGTTAAAACGACGATTGCTGAGGTGGATAAAGCAATGGCCGAACTATCAACGCAGGTACAGGCGCAGATAGAGGACGTAACTGCAGCGCTGGAGGATAAGCTTACCGCCGTCGTCGATGCCTCCGGCGCTTCGGCAATATATACCCTTAAAGCAGGCGTGAGGGTAAATGGCATCATGTATAACGCCGGGATGTCGATTGCAGTTCTGGCGCAGGCAGGGCAGTCGATTGTTACCCGAGTTGGTTTCAACGCTAACCAGTTCGTGCTGATGAGTGGCAGTGGTGATACCCAGTATTCACCGTTCGCTGTGGTTAATGGCCAGGTCTTTATCAGCTCAGCGTTTATTCAGGATGGCACGATCACTAATGCCAAAATCGGCAACTTCATCCGTTCAAACGATTTTCAGTCTGGGATGAAAGGATGGAATATCCCAAAAGACGGCTCGCCGGAATTCAACAACGGTACTTTCCGTGGCTCACTGTATGCGTCTAGCGGTAACTTCGCGTTCACGGGAAATGGTAATGGCGTCACTATTGATGGAAAAGGGGTAAAAGTAGATTTGGGCGGTGGCGATATGATGATTTTAGGGGAGTGGCCTTAATGCCAAGGGGACTTCGTATTACCTACGCCGACGGCGGCCCGGCAATGGAAATTACTGCCGGACTCCGCTGCCCTTCGTTTTGCCAGAACGTCAGCGAAGCATGGGATGTTAACCAGTACACGATTAATCAGCGGGTGGATGGCAGCCAGATCGTCGTTATCCCACGTAATACCGTTTACAAACTTAACAGGGGTACAAACCTCATTCCCACGATCGGCATGCTGGATGGATTTACCGTATCAGGTAACACCATCTCTATGAATACCTGGTGGAGCGATAACTGGGGGCGCGCAAAAACCTTTGATGCCTCGATCTGGCAAATTCTTCCGGCCTCGTCTGGCAGAGGGCTGCTCATTAAGGACAGCACTGATTTCCTCTCCATCACCGACGCCACGATGTCGGGCTACTGCGTCTGGCGTGGCACAGTAACTTTCACCGGAAGCTGGACGACGCCAACGACAAATATCTCACGTGATCGCTACATGGTATTCGCCAAATGGAGTGCTGATAACGTCACCATCGAATTTGACGGCTCGAATATTATTGCGACAATCGACCATGCTGGTCTCGATCAGGATGCGACCGTTACCATGCAGATCGCTATTTTTGCCAGTGGCGAAAGCCCAACCCCGGGAAGAGGCCTGAATATCATAAAGGGTGGTGTCTGCGTGTTTTCCACCACGCGCCGGCCGTTTGTCTACCGGAACCAGACCTATGCGCCGTCATGGTCAAATACCGATATTGGTGAGGGCATGATATTGCTCGGGCGCTATGGCTATAACAGCGAGGTCTACACAGGCTGGGACTATTTGAAATGGGCTGGCCTGATCCGTAGCGGTAATCTGGTGCGTGCTGGAAGAGGTAGAAATGCCGCTTCGTGGACATCGCAATACAGTGTGGTAGGGCGACGGCTGACAAGCCTCTCTATCCCCATCATTGATGCAATTTACTGACAACCCGCTTCGGCGGGTTTTTTTATCTGAATTCAGGAGTCCACTATGTCAGCAGGAACCATAACCCTGACAAACGGGTCCGCTATTGTTGGCGGTTCCGGAACTGTTTTCACAACTGAGCTTTCTGCGGGGGACTTCATTGTCTCAACTGTGGGCGGTGTGCCTTATACGCTGCCGGTGAAATCAGTTGAGAGTAATACCCAACTGACCCTGGTCAGTAACTTTACCGGGCCGACACAATCCGGAGCGGCCTGGTCAGCGGTTCCCCGCGTGGCGCTGAACATGGTCACAGCCGCGCTGGTGGCGCAAAGTGCTGAAGCGCTGCGTGGACTGAATTACGACAAACAGAACTGGCAAAGTATTTTTTCTGGAACCGGAAATGTAACGGTAACCCTGCCTGATGGAACAACATGGACGGGCCCAGCCTGGAATAGCATTACAACATCCCTTTCAGGCAAGGCGGCAAAAGGTGCAAACCGCGACATCACATCTCTCAGCGGACTTACGACAGCGCTATCTGTAGAACAGGGCGGTACCGGTTCGACAACGGTATCAGGCGCTCGCACAAACCTCGGTTTAGGAAACAGCTCCACCAGGGACGTTGGAACAGCAGCGGGAACCGTCGCCGCTGGGGATGATTCTCGGCTCGGCACGGTGAACGGAAAGAGCGGGGGAACGCTGACAACACCATCACTTTTTACATCGGCATATTCGGCTAACGCGGGTAATAAAGTTGGAATGCAGTCATTTGACACTGGCACTGTTGGAGGTGTTATTGGAAGAGCTTCATTCCAGTATTTTAACGATGCAGGGTATATCGGTGCGAGGCGTGGTGGTAGCACGGCCATCCAGGACGTGGCTATTGGAATAGATAAAGCTAACGGTACATGGGTCACATGGCTCTTTTCTGATGGTGGTAACGCCACAGCCAGCAATGGTTCATGGATAAATAATTCCGATAAGCATATCAAAACGAATATTAAGCGAGTTGAAAACCCTCTCGATAAGATGCGTATGGTACGTGGGTGCACATGGGATCGGCTGGACAATGCTCCACCGGGACAGGGTTTTATCGCACAGGAGCTGATGGAGGTAATGCCGACTGCGGTTTTTGAAGGCGGGGCTACTGAGCTTATGGATGGCACAATAGTGGAGAAGACATTAGCAGTCGATGTTGCTGGTGCGGCCGCAGCGCTTCACCACGAAGCCATCCTGGCACTGATGAATCAAGTTGAAGAATTAACGAAAAAGGTCGAGATGATGCGACAAGGAAACTGAAAAGTGTGCAACTCGTCGTTTGCAAAAACGTACTCTGGTCGATTTAATTCTGCTCACACAGAGCCATTATCGAAAAATTTACAAAAGAGATAATTCGAAACGAGTGAGAAACTTAGAAACGAAACGGCGAAGCCAATCTCAGCCTCCTCAATTTAATGCACCGCGCAGATCAGAAACGGGCCTACGTTATTAGCGACAACCATGTCCCCACTCGGCAACTGACGTATTCCGACGATCCTGCTTGCACCTTGTTGAAGTGGCGCTAGCTCCGTTTTCGCCAGACTGTCAGGCACATCGTCATTTCCGGCTAAAATCGAATCGGTAACCTGCACGTGATAATTACTGCCACCGAGATGTACGTAGTCGTAAAAGACACTGCGGTTCATCCTGTAGGTTACTCCTTCTGGAGTGTGTAACTCACCTGCGACGAAGACGGTGGCTTTTCCCAGGTAGTTGAAGGTCAGCGTCTGAGTGAAATTCAGAAAAGGCGCATTTGCATTATTGCCGTAAAAGGATACGGTTGAAGACGAGCAGGTAAAACTGAGATTATGCCGGGAAACCCAGTATCCGATCGTGATAAATATCACCAGGAGTACAGCAGCGATACTATAAAGAAAACGGTGTCTTTTATTCATCAGCGTATCCAGTCGTAATAATAAATATTCTGGCAGGTATCACGGGAATCATCCCATTCAATACAGCGGGTGAACATCACTCTCGCCGGCTTATGTAAATGCAGTGCTTCCTGGGCAAACATATAAAACGCGGTGGTTTGCGTGCAGATTTGATTATTTTTTTCGAGTGCTTCTTTTGCCACCGCAAAACTGGAGGCATCGGCAACATCGCTTTTCACTCCGGAAATATCATAAACCGGACAGCCTTTTATCTCACCAATCTTTCGGGGGACAATTTTCTCCGGTTGGGTGGTATATAAAAAAGAACCCGCAACAATAACCCCTAGGGCAACTGTCGCTGCAATATATTTTGGCAGATGCGAAAACCGCTGTTGCTGATGCGTATGCGCTGAAATACTGATTTCTTTACTCAGGTAATATCCGGCCCGCGGGACAGTGACAATAATATCCTGACGGTCAAGATAACCGGCTAGAGTTTTCCGCAGTAGGCTGATGTACTGATTCAGGGTATTGGACGAAGAGGCAATTCCCGCCTTTTCCCACACCTCATCAAACAGCGTTTCCCGTGTTACCAGTTCACCATGATGCATCACCAGATGGTGCAAAATTTTATTGGCAATAGCCGTCAGGTGCGTGGCGTCAACCACCTTTTCATCGTGACGACGCAGATAGGCGTTCACAGGGTCGTAGATCACCTTGTCATCAAGGGTATACAGCATTGCTCATCTCCTTATGCCGAGCATTGCTACATGATAGACCTTTCAAACCACAACTGTACGGCAAGGTCATTCCAATACCTTTATTTGGAATATAGCTCTGCATTTTAGTTATAATTAAGTGTTAATGGCTATAAAAAAGCATGTCAGCAAATTATAATATTGTTAAGGCATGGAATTATCTGAATACTGAGCCCATCAGAACGGGCGGCATTCTGTCGCACCGGACCGTTAAAGGAAAAGGGCACAGATATGAATAACATCATCAGTAACGCCGGGACGAAGCCGTACCCCGATATTAAACACTACCGCCTCGAGCCATTAATTGATTTAGCGGCCAGTCACGTTATTGGCTATGAAGTCCTTAGCCAGTTGCGCGAAGGTTTGAATTCGGAACAGTGGTTTTCACGGCTGACAGGCCGTCAGCAGATTACGTTGCTACGCCAGCAGATAAATCGTGTCAGTGCAAAAGTCAACGCCACCTGTTTTTATAATCTGACTGTGGCGGGTTTTATGGCACTTAATCATTTTGATATTGAGGACATCGCGGCGTATTCGCATGTGTCTCTTGAAGTGGCCGATGCTTCAGCGCTGAAATATCTAAATGATAAAGAACAATATTTCTTTTTTAAAAATATTGACCGCCTGCGTTTTTCTGGCGTGAACGTGTGGATTGATGATTTTTCCGCGGACGATTTAATCACGCTGCCGGAGTATAAAGACCATGTTGATGGTGTCAAAATCGATAAAAAAGAAATCCACACCCGTCATCTGAAAGACATTGTTTGGTTCATTAAAAAGGTGATGGGCAATGTCCCGGTATTGATCGAGGGTGTCGAATCCGATCGAGAGCTCAATAATGGGATAGCCTCTGGTGCAGATATTGCTCAGGGTTATTACTGGCGTCATAAATCAATGATTGCGGCCTGATTCTCCATTAACTTAATTTGAATTTATCATCTAGAAATAGCTTTGTATAGAAGGTTACTGTCATGCATTACTTTAAATTTAGTCCTGTTCATATTTTAGTTGCATCCTCGATTGCTTTTTCAACTGTATCTAATGCCATCGAGATCCAAGCTGGCGAAACTGTAGATATTAAGTCTGGTGCACTAACTGGAGAGATTATTGTTCATGAAGGAGGGGTGCTAACTGTACATGATGGAGCCTCTACTGAAGGCACGGTAATTAAAGGCACGGAGAATATTAATAAAGGTGCAGTTTCTTATAATGCCGATATTCAGTCCCGCGGAATTCAGCATGTATTCGGTTCAGCCATTAATGCCACTGTCGGTAACGGAGGCAGGCAACTT